AAAAAAGCATGTACATAGCCTCATTTTTGTGGTAGAATATACTGGTAAAATGAAAAATTGAGGAGTTAACATGGCAAAAGTATTCAGCGCTCTCAAAGGTAAAACGATAAAAAAGAAACCACCACGTGCAAAAGCTCGTGTTGGCATTAACGCATCACCAGTAGAAAATGGTTTAGATGCAGTTAAGTATTATTTTCAGTATGAGGTCGATCGAAAGAATATCATTGCCCAACAGAAAACCTTTATCAAAAATAATTTTAAGAAAACGGACGTAAAATATATTTTAGCAAATGCTGAATATAATTTTAGCTATCCGTATATGGGTGCCATTGCCTTTTGGTATAACACTGGGCAAGAGGTTACCGAGAGATCAGAAGAGGCGAAAGCCCATCTGATGGAGAAGTACGCTAAACTGCGCATAAGCGGTAAGGCTATACATGATGCCAAAAAGCAATCGGCGAGTGACGACAAAAAGGTTGTCACACTTTCTCCTCAACAACGATTGCAGAAAAAGATCAGTAACACGATAATGCAAGATCTCCTTTCTCTTGAAGACTCGTGGATCGAAGGTGAAAAAGCTTCTCTTGACGTTTACCAAGCTTTTGGTAAACATGGACTTAGTGGATCTGCCACTATTCCAGTGCGTACGGTGATTGAGGGATGGTTAGTTGATTATGAGGATGCTTATCATAAGCGTTGCGACCAAGCAGTAGAAGGCTACTCTCATTTGAAACGACCTGAACTCAATCGTCGTATCAAAGAATGTAAGGCTATGTTAGCTGATCTCGATAGGATCAAAGATGCACAAAAAGCTAAACGTAAAATTAGGATTCCAAAGGTAGCTTCAATCGATAAGCAAATATCTAAACTTAAATACAAGAAAGAAGATACCGAATTTAAGATTGTATCAATTAATCCAGCACATGTTGTTGGTAAAGTCAAATTGTATGTGTTCAATACAAAATACAAGCAGTTGACTTACTATGAAACTGCAGATCCAAAAGGTTTCATAATTTCTGGTTCGACTATCAAGAACTTTGATCCAGAAGCAAGTATGAAAATAACTCTAAGGAAGCCATTAGACTTTCTACCAATCGTGTTAAAGAAGACACCTCTTCAAGTTCAAAAAGCAATTGGTAATCTGACAACAAAGCCAGCGAAAGTGAATGGACGAATTAACTCAGAAACGATTTTATTGAGGGTAATTTAATAATGACAATTGAACAAGAATTTCTAACTAAATCCAAATTCACAGTGCTTGTCGAAAAGACTGTGAGTGAATTGAAGATTGGTTATATGGATGCAGTATTACACCTTTGTGAAAAGAACGATCTTGAACCAGAGGATATGAAGAAATTTGTCTCACCAATTATTCGAGACAAAATCGAAGCCGAGGCAATGGCTCTAAACTTCTTGCCAAAACAAAATACACTTGATTCGGCTTTTGCTGATTAAGAGTATAAATATCGATGTACAAAGACGCATGAACTTTGTATAATACTACAGTAACATATTTCAGCTATACAAGGAAAATATATGTCATTCGCAAATTTAAAAACTAATCGCGACTCAATCTCAAAACTTATTCAAGCAGCGGAAGCCACTAGCGGTGGTGGAGAGAAGAAGTCGTATGTCGACGAACGAATCTGGAAACCAACAGTAGATAAAGCAGGTAACGGGTACGCAGTACTTCGATTCCTACCAGCAATGGAAGGACAAGAGTTACCATGGGTTAGATATTGGGATCATGGATTCAAAGGACCAACTGGTTTATGGTATATTGAAAATAGCCTTACATCTATTGGTCAGCCCGATCCAGTCGGTGAACTCAACTCAAGGCTTTGGAATACAGGCAATGAGGCTGATAAAGACCGAGCACGAGATCAAAAGCGTAGGTTGCATTATGTTGTAAATGCACTTGTGCTTCAAGATCCATCCGCACCTCAAAATGAAGGAAAGGTGTTCATCTATAAATTCGGTAAAAAGATCTTTGATAAAATCATGGATTCTATGCAGCCTGAATTTGCTGATGAAAAGGCAGTCAATCCATTTGACTTCTGGGAAGGTGCTGATTTTAAACTCAAAATCCGTAACGTCGAAGGTTACAGAAACTATGACAAGTCTGAGTTCGGTAGCACATCATCTTTATATGATGGTGACGACACTAAACTCGAGGCTGTTTATAATCAGCTTCATGATCTATCAGAGTTTTCTGATCCAAAGAACTATAAGACTTACGATGAACTCAAGTTAAAATTAGCTAAGGTTCTTGGTGAAGATGTAGTTAATTCTGGTGCACCAACAATGGCGCAAACTGCTCAGATGAATGAGCCAGCTCCAGCACCAATCACTCCTACTACAGCAGAAGATATTCCATCAGAAGATGATGATACTATGTCTTATTTTGCAAGGTTAGCAAATGAAGACTAAGAATATCTATCATAACTTTTATTCAGAGGACGGTACCCGAGAGGGTATCGTCTTCAGATACGTAAATGATCCTGCATGGTATGTAGCCTGTTATGAACACGGAGATTTAGTAGAAACTCGTAAGATGGAAACTAATGGCGTACTTCATAGCGAAAGATATGCCGAAGACTGTGGTGAAAATTGGGTTTTAAAGGTCTTTTAAGTCCACACCATTTCATTTTTAAATAACGGATCACCATTATCAAATGCACCAGCAACTGGGCTAATTATTGCCTGGTTGTTGGAATTACTATGATTAGTAACACTTGTACTTGGTGCATTAACGACTGAAACAGGTGCACCAGCTGTACCACTACCGAAAGACTGAAGTTCTTCAACTTGTGATCCATCTGCAGATGATCCAGCTCTTGCGCGACCTCTTTCTAGTTTACGACTGATTCTGTCAAACGCATTTGGGTTTTCTTCCTGTTCAATTCGAGCTTTTTCTTCGGCAGCTGCAGCTTCTTCAGCGCGTTGTTCGCTTCTAGTCTTACCTTCTTCAAATTTAATTGATCTAAGCTTATCTGCTGCTTCTTTTTCATCGACAAACGGTATATCATAACGTTCAATGGCACTAGCTATGCTTTCAATAATGCCATTAAACGCTCTCTTTAACATTTCGATTGGGGACATTATAATATCTGTAATGATATCAGAGAAGCTAAATTTCTTTAATGCTTCTGAAGATTCATCAAACCCTAGCTTTCCTAGCATCCATGCCACTGCTTTGGTCAATAAATCAAGAGGTGCACCAACTAATGAATTAAGTAAACCTTCAACCGCGCCCTTAAAAAATCCACCTATACCTTCCTCATCATATCCTTTCATCGCACCTTTTACAGTATCAACAGCTGCCAAAATAAATGTTATAGGAAAGAATAATCTACCGATTGCTCTACCAATAGATTTAAGCGCTGTCATAAATTTACTACCTTCGTCGAAGATAGCAAATGCAGATTTGATAGTATTGAGAGCTTTTTTAGCCCCTTCTTCAGCAGCAACAAATGGAGCTTTAATCGTATTCACAATCCTTGTGATTAAGCTTACACCATCTTCACCTCCAGTAAAAATAGCTTTGAACGGTTTAACTAAATCAGCCAAAGGTTCTAACGGGAACATAAAGGCATTTCTAATAAACTTAACAATCCCACCAACAAGTTTACTCATACTGCTTTCACCAGTACCAGCAAAAAAGGCACGAATAGGCTGCAATGCTTTGTTGATTGCTATTAGAGCATCATCATATAATACAAAAGCCCTTACTGAAAAATCATCTGCAATTGCTACGAGTCTTCCGCCTGTAGATGAGAAGAACGCTCTAATCGGTGCTAATAGCCGATTAAGACCAGCTGAAACATTTTTTCCTAAATTTGTAATACGTGTTTTTAATAAATCCATCAACTTATCAAGTTGAAACATTTTTGCATATAATCTTAAAGAATCTGCAACGCCCTTCAAGATTCCACCAAGAAGCGCAATGATACCCAAAAGAATTAGGTTTAATTTATTCTTTGGTTTTTCTGGTTTAACCTCTTCTGCTGGTGCTGCAGTCGCAGCTTGTTTTTCACGCATGGCTTCAAGCAACTTCATATTTTGAAGTTGGACCATTTTTACGAAAGACTGCATAGTGTTATTCAAAGATTCTACTGCTGAAATAGTACCTTCAAATCCTTTTTTATCAGTGCTTTCCTGATCTTTTAAAGTCTGATTAACTTTTTCTAAAGTTGCCATAGCCGTGCCTTATCTTTTTTGATTCATTGCTTCCTGTTTAGCTTTCTCTTCTCTCACATGCTTTATTAACATTGCCACATAAATCTCTCTTTCGAAGGGTAACATATTCTCTATCTCAGTCAAGCTCCAATTCCAATGAGTCATTAGATTGAAATTCATATTATAGTAGTTCTCAAGACTATCATGAGATAGAGCTATCATAAAAAATTTGAAATGCCCTCCACCAATATTTCGTTATCATGACCGCACTCTTTACAGTTGAACTTAACCGTGTGATCTAGTTTCGGCATAGTTCCAAGAAAATCTTGAATAGTTTTGAATTGTTCTGTATTCATAGATTCAATAAACTCATTAACCTCTTTCTTATCGACATCTTTCATATCGATCCTCTCATCTGGAGTTTCGACATATTCAATGCAACTATGCATAATGTTAAATAATTGATCTGAGTTTAATTCACCGTCACCGATACCAGAATCAATCATATTAATATATGATGGATATTTTAGTTGTACTTTAATATCATCAGTAAGATCAAATTTCTTTTCGACAGTATTATCGACATCAACTTCGATTGAATCCAATTGGACACTAACATCGTTTGAGTGATCGCATTTATCGCATTTAATTGATATATTAGAAGACTCACCAACTGATTTTGCTCTTAATTGTAAAAACATATACTCGACATCGAATGATGCGAGTTGACTTTCATAAATCTTGTCCTCAATACATTCTGTTAGAATGTCAAGTACCGATCTAAACATGACTTTATTGTCATTTGATTCTGCCGCAAGCATAAGAGACTTTTGCTCTTTCACTAGAAACGGACGATATCGAACCTTCTTACCAGACGACGGGATTGTCATCTCATAGGATGGTGCATTATTAAGTTTTGGTAGTGCCATAATTTACCTCTAAAAGTTAACTGACAGCGATAGCTCTCCAGCTGGAACTCTCTTATAGTTAGTATAAGATAAAGCTACAGTTGTTTCTACATAGCCATCTGCTTCATTATTATATTCAATTGCCGTTATTGAAGTTGGAAACGCGTTAATTAATTCAATTTGATATGTTGATACTTGCACATCGACTGGTAGTCTATTTGTTATTGGAAGAGCAGCAATTGGCA